ACACCTGTAGAATTAGAAGCTAAGAAAAAAGCTATTAATAATCCAAATAGCTTTCTTTATAATGCTTTAATAGGCGCTCAACAAGCTGTTAACAATCCAATTCCTGTTAAACCAACAAAATCTCAAGATTTAGCATCAATACAAGCAGCTAATAAACAAGGATTTTTACCTGTTATAGGAGTTAATTTAGATGCTGACAACGAATCAATCCAAACCAATGCTAGTAGCATACAAGCAGACTCAACAACAACAGAAGGGAATAGATACTTCTTTAGGTATCTTATCAATACCAATACTGACATAAAATTAGGCCCAGTAGGTCCACAATATCGATTTGGAGAATTTCCTAATGAAGATGCCTATAATAGAGCACAAAGCGATAGAAAATATACTAGAGCTATTGTAAAAGAACTTAAAGTACCAGGAGAAAAACCAGTATTAAACCGTGATGATATTAATGAAGCAGAAAAGAGAATGCCTGGGTTAAAAAGATTTTTAGGCATTACTAACGAAGAATAAAATTTGGAAGTCCAAAATTTGGTCTTATATTTAGTGTAATAAAAAGGTTATGTTTTACATTTTAGAGAAATCATCTCAATTACCACATTCATTCGAGGATTGCTTTGTTAGGTTTATACCTACCAATGATAATTTTCATCCTGCACTTACCGATTTAAGTTTAATTTATATTAGACCACTAAACGATAAGAAGGGGTACATTATGTGTTTAAACCATAACGAATCACTTGGTATAGATAAAATAGAATTACTTGATTGGTTATTAAACCATACAGGTAAATTATGGACATTAGATAAGAAAAAAGCATTACACTGGTTATATCCATTATCAGATAAATTATTCGACGTAAATTTCCTCGAACCTGTTGACATCAAATCGTTAGACAACGCGTGCATTAGCTACTACTATAGCAAGCACAATGCGTTGCCTAACGTTAACTGTTTGATACCAATCAGTAAACATTATGAAATATGTGAGGCGATATTCGACATGGCATTGCCTATTATTAAAAAATATACACTATCTAACGAGGCATTTAGCTTCCAAAATTTTCGTACGACTGATATATTTTATCATATTGAAAAAAACGGCATTAAGGTCGATAAAAACTGCTTTATCGAGCATTATAATGGAAGATTAACAAACCCACAGTTTAATTTATCTCGCAGTAAAATATACACTCAATATAATTTATATACAACTACATCACGCCCCTCTAATACGTTTAATAGTATTAATTTCGCAGCATTAAATAAAGATAACAGCGAACGTATGTGTTATCGCCCTGAAAATGATAAATTCATTGAATTAGACTTTCAGGGGTATCATCCACGATTGATTGGTGAAATGGTTGATTTCCATTTTCCTAAAGATAAAAACACATATGCAATGTTAGGTCAGTTATTAGGCGTAACACAGCAAGAGGCTAAAGAATTAACATTTAAACAGTTATATGGTGGTGTTTGGGATGAATATCAAAACAAACCGTTTTTTAAAGATGTAAACATGTTTGTAGATGATATGTGGGATGAATACCAATATGGGGGTAGATATGTTACTGAAAATAAGATATTTATGCCTGACGCTGATGTTAATAAAAACAAATTATTTAATTACATCGTTCAAAGTAAAGAAACATCAACTAATGTTCAGATATTAGAGTTAGTACTTAGTTGGTTAGAAGGTAAAAAAACAAAATTAGTACTGTATACTTACGATGCGTTTTTGTTTGACTATAGCAATGAAGATAAAGGGTTAATCCAAGAAATAATAAATATGTTGGGTTATCCTGTAAGTGTTAAACAAGGTAAAACGTATCACGGTTTGGAAAAAATATAAATATTTATTATGGAACAAACAAACGAAACAGACTTGAATAAATTATTCTGTACATTCACATCTCCAGCAGATTTGGAAGATACAGTAACTACCATAAATCGCCGTTACGCAATCTTATTTAATAAGATATTCATATTAGAATCTCCACAGAGCGATGAATTAATGTGTACTTACAATATTGACTCGGGCAATACAACTGAAGCTCCGATGGCCAATACTATCCTATTACATCGTAAAAAGGAAACCAATTCATTATATACAATCAATGCTTTAAATACATTAATCAAATCATTGAATAATGGTTATTTAGACAAAAATTACATGGTTGATTGGAACCAATACAAAAATTGTATATTGCTTACTGATGGTCCTAATTTACGTAAGTTAGATACAGCAATCCATAGAATTATAGACTTTAGCAAATAGCTTGGAAGTCAAAAAATAGAATCATAGATTCATTATATATTTTGTGTTCATAGAACACCGTACATTTAAAACATAATAACATGGACTTATCGTTCGTCAAGCAAAAGCTTGAATCAAACGCCAACAAAGGCGCAGGTCGTGAAAAAATCGACTACACAAAGATTTTCTGGAAACCTAAAGCAGGCAAGTACCAGATTCGTATTATCCCAAACAAGTTTAGAAAAGAGTGGCCATTAAGAGAGGTGCAAATGCACTACGGATTCTCTAAGGGACCAATTTTGGCTTTATCTAATTGGGGTGAAGAAGATCCAATTACAGATTTTGCTAAAAAGTTACGTAAATCAGCTGACAAAGATGATTGGCAGTTAGCAAACAAAATCTCTCCTAAAACACGTTATTTCGCTCCAGTAATCGTTCGCGGTGAAGAAAGTGCAGGTGTACGTTTATGGGAAGTGGGTAAATTAGTAAATGATCAGTTAATGGGAATCGCTGCCGATGAGGATTATGGTGATTTTACAGACATTACTGATGGTAGAGACTTTACAGTTGAAGCAGTAGAAGACGTTGTTGCTGGAAGAAAAGGCATCAAATGTACTTTACGCCCTAAAGTAAAATCAACTCCAATTTCTGAAGATGGTGAGTTTGTTACTAAAGCATTAGATGAGCAAACAGACATTTTATCAATTAATCGTAAGTATACTTATGAGCAATTAAAAGATGTATTACAAAAGTGGTTATCTCCTGAAGATGAAACTGCTACAGAGGCAACTCCTACAGTAGCATCAACTGATGATGAAGACGAGTTTTTAAAAGAAATGAATGCTCCAATTCAACCCTACAGTTTAGATGTAACCCCAAGAGCAAATCCTGCTGACAAATTTGAATCACTATTTAACGAATAAAAATGGCTAAAAAAGACAGTTTGACTTCGGTAGTATCCGAGTCATTGAAACAATCATTTAACATTGATGCGTTTAAGAAATCTAAATTTCTAGACCAATCAGTCAAATTTAAACCACAACGTTGGATTCCGCTTTCAAAAGCATTCCAAGATGTACTGTCTATACCAGGTATTCCTATGGGCCACATAACTTTGTTACGTGGCCATAGTGACACTGGTAAAACTACAGCTATGTTAGAGGCAGCCGTTGCTGCTCAGAAAATGGGTGTATTACCTATTTTCATTATTACAGAGATGAAATGGAACTGGGATCACGCTTTACAAATGGGTTTTGAATTAGAACCTGTTGTTGATGAATCAACTGGTGAAGTAATTGATTACAAAGGTTTCTTCTTATATGTAGATAGAGGTTCATTAAACACTATTGAAGATGTAGGTTCATTTGTAACAGATTTATTAAGCGAACAAGCTAAAGGTAAATTACCATTTGATTTATTATTCTTATGGGACTCAGTTGGATCTATTCCTTGTAGATTATCAGTTGAATCTAATAAAAACAATAATGAGTGGAATGCAGGTGCTATGTCTCAAACGTTTGGTAATTTTATTAATCAAAAGATTGTATTATCACGTAAAGAAAATCAACCGTATACTAATACATTAGTTGCTGTTAATAAGGTGTGGGTTGCAAAACCAAATTCACCTATGGAACAACCTAAATTAAAAAATAAGGGTGGTGATACAATGTTTTTTGATTCATCATTTGTAATTACATTTGGTAACGTATCAAATAGCGGTACTAGTAAGATTAAAGCAACTAAAGACGGTAAAGACGTAGAATTTGCTAAACGTACTAAGATATCTGCTGATAAAAATCACGTTACTGGAGTACAAACAAAAGGTACTGTTACAATGACAGTTCACGGTTTTATTCCTGATGATAAGAAAGCAATTGATGATTACAAGAAAGAACATTCTAAAGAATGGTTACAAATTCTAGGTTCAGCTGATTTCGACGTTGTTGAAGAAGATGAAATGGAAGAAAATTTTAAAGACATAATTGAAGCAGATGCAGAATAAATACTTTGATCTAATTTCAAGTATTCAACCTGATAAACGCACTCAATTAAATTCAGTTCTAATCATAGATGGTCTCAATGCTTTTTTAAGAGCATTCACTATGATTAATCATATTAATCCTGACGGGCACCATATAGGTGCCCTAACAGGGTTTTTAAAATCTATTGGTTATGCAATTAAAATGCTTAACCCAACAAAAGTAGTAATTGTTTTTGATGGTGTGGGTGGGTCGAATGCTAGACGAAATTTATTTCCCGACTATAAAGCTAATCGTAATGCTAATCGCATGACGAACTACTCAATATTCCAATCTAAAGAAGAGGAATCTGAAAGTATAAATAATCAAATGCAACGTTTGATTTTATATCTTAAATGTTTACCTGTCAGTGTTATTAGTATTGAAGGATTAGAGGCAGATGATATTATTGGTTATTTAACTCATAAACTAGAAAACTTTAATGAGACACAAGAAATAAACATTATGTCTGCTGACCAGGATTTCTTACAACTAGTATCAACTAAAACATCAGTATATTCTCCTACTAAAAAGCGTATATTTAAACCTAAAGATGTATTAACCGATTTTGGTGTTAGTGCTACTAACTATATTAATTACAAAATACTACTAGGCGATAAATCAGATAATGTTCCTGGAGTTAGTGGGTTAGGCCCAGTAAAGTTAGTAAAGTTATTCCCAGAATTAACAGGTGAAAATAAGGTTACATTAGAAAGCATAATTGAGAAATCAGCAGAACTAATTAATGAAAATAAATTGTATTTATCTGTTGTAGAAAGACGACATCAGTTATTTATTAATCAACAATTAATGAATTTAGAGGGTGATTTTTTATCACCAGATAATCGATTATTAGTTAAACAAGCATTTACCGAATGTTACGAGTTAAATAAATACCTGTTTCATCAAATATATGTGAACGATAGATTAGGCGAATCGATACCAAATGTAGATAATTGGCTTACAGAAGTTTTTGGGTATCTCAATTCTCTTAATTAAATTTATAAAATAAGTTATGACAACATTACAAAAATTACAAGCATACGGACCGCAGTTCCAAACTAAAGTAATCGGAGC